ATCGGACTCGCTCATGCCCAGGTGTGCCACAGCCAGATAAACGAAACACCGGGCATCGAATTTCCCCGAGTATTCGCCTTCACCTTTGCTGGCGGCTTCCTGCGGCTGGTCGCCCACAACCCCATGGCGGATGAGATGGCGCGCCAGCTGGATGATGTGTGATACCGGCAACAGGCCGGGGCGATACGATAACTTGCCTTTTGCTGTGACTGAGCAAACACCGATCATCTGGCGGAGGTCATCATCACTGGCCGCCTGCACAACCTTCGCTGCGGTAACAACCATGTCGGCAAAACAGCGCGCCTGGATACTGCGCATCACTTCAGCATCGCTGATCCGGTGTTCAGGATAATGTCCGCCGTGTACCGTCACGAATGCTGCGACAATCTCTTCCGGTGTGCCAATGCGCGACATCGCAAGAAACGAAGGGTTGAGGAATATTCTCCGGCCACCGGCGCGTATTTCCGCCTGGCCGATATCGGTAATTGCCTGCATAAAACCTCAAAGGGGCTTTCGCCCCTGTCAGTTAAGACGCGTTGACCACAACGGTTGCCGGGCTCGTGGTGACTGTACCGGCGGTGGGCGATGAAACCTGGCAGGTGTAAGAGCCGGCATCCCCCGCCACCGCGCTGGCTTTGGTGTAGGTAGCTGACGTGGCGCCGCTGATATCCGTGCCGTTCTTCTTCCACTGATACGTCAGCGCTGAACCATCTGTCACGGTCGCCGCTGTGGTAAGCGTCAGCGTACTGCCGGTGGTGATGGTGCGGTTCTGCGGCTGGGAGGTGATGTTAATGACCGCGCCGACGTCGCGGACATCCTCCAGCCCGGCGCTGGAGGCTTCAATCGACCACGTGGCCACATCATCATGCGGTGATTCATCCTGCCAGCTCGTTACCAGGAACGGGCCTTCTGTGATATCGAACGGCGAGATGATTTTCAGCCACACGTAGGGCTGGTTGCTGGTTTCTCCGGGCGGGTTATAAACATGGCGCTTCATTTCTTTCTGGCCGTAGATCGCTTCCTTGCGGCTTACGCCGTCACCGGAGAAGGATGCGTTTTTATACGTGACCAGATTCTCCTGGGTATACGCCGCGCTCTGGTCAGCGGTGGCGTCTGCGGTTTCCCATTCAACGCCGGTTGTTTTGCCACGCATCATGCCGAGGCGCTTGTACTGGCTCAGCGTGGGCTGAACCTCCGGGCAACCAATCGCAAAATAAACGACGACGTCGCGCCCCGTGAATGCACCTGATTCACAAGTCATATGTGTTACTCCGTATTATCGGGAAATAATGGTCTGGAAGTTAATTTCGAAGGCGCAGCGGCCCTCTTCGGTGCGGAAGGCGGGAACGCCCCCGACTGGCTGCATTGAGATGATGCATTCGGTGTGGTGGTCATCGAGCATGGCCTGGCGGATGGCGTCGGCGGTGTTCTCCACCGCATCAACATCGGCGTCGTTCTGCCCGGTCAGCAGGATGAAGCGGAAGTAGTCGCGGGTGATGGCCTCTTCTGCCGCGCCACCGCCCTGCTGCTGGATAACGAGATAGCGATCGTTTTGTGAATCTTCCACCTCGACCCAGAACCGCTTTTGTACGCGGTAGCCGGTATCAAAACCGTGGCTCTGCAGCCAGGCGCGTAACGCGTCAAAAACCTCGCTTCGCGTCATAATTTGTAGCCTCGTTGTATGGTGGCTTTGATGTCGGCTATGCCGTCGCGCTCAAACCCTTTACGCAGAAAATCAGGCTCTGCATCCGGATCCCAGTAATTACCGCTGCCGTCCGGGCGGGGCTTGCCTTTTAACGTGCCACCGGCCGCATTCACCCGGGCGGCATAACTTGCGGTATAGCCGACCCGCCCGGTCATGCCACCCGGCTCTGGCTTCAGTTCGCGATACATGCTGTTCACCAGCGTGGAGGTATGAATTGGGGTTATCTGTGCTGCGTAACCGGAGCCGACGATCATAACTTCGGTGATAACCTTTTCTGTCACTGCCCCGGCGATGTTTCCAATCACATTGCCCATGTTTAACTGAACACGTTTGATACCTTTAACGGGCATAGCGTTGTCTCCTGTAGTTATCAGGCACCGGGCTAATTACGGTCAGAGGTCAGAATTTTGTAGTCGGGTTCCTCGCCGAAAAACGACATATCCCACATCCTGACCGCACGGATCACATCACCTTTCGCTTTTACCGGGTCCGGCTCGGCGGTTGTATCACCCACTGCGACATAGTCGTTACGCAGCGGTTTGCGGACATCTGCGCCGTTGTGCTTGAGCTCGGTGGAGATAATCAGGTTAGTGGTGAACTCGGCACCAGCATCAT